CGGCAAGCTGGACGTGATCTTCGGGAAAAAGCACGCCGACCAGGTACGCGACCTGCGCGACGTCGCGATCGACATTTACACCAGCCCGACCGGCACGGTGAACAGCTCCAACACCGCCAGCGCCCTGATGCGCAAGCTGGACGACATTGCCGCCTATGCGAAGGGCACGCCGATCATCGGCAAGGCGGTGAACTACAGCGCGCAGGCCATCAAGTCGGCCAACACCCGCCGCAAGGTGCGCGACGCGATCAATCCGAACCTGAAAGATCTGGCCGGGAAAGGGGGCAAATAATGCCGCAGATTCCATTCGTCGGCGCTTCCTACCAGGCGCGCAGCAAGAACCTAGACGCGCAGGCCTGTATCAACCTGTTCCCGGTGCTGGGCGAGTCAGGCACCGCCAAGGCGGTCGCCGCGCTGTACGGCACGCCCGGCACGCGCCCGCTGGTACAGCTGGACGACAGCCCGGTGCGCGCCATCCATCCGCCCACCGACGGCGGCCAGCTGATCGTGGTCAGCGGCGGCAGCGTCTACCGGGTCGGCCTTGATCAGGGAAGCGCGCCGACTGTCCGGAAGATCGGGGCGATCGCAGCAGGATCGACGCCGGTGGCCATCACCGACAACGGCACGCAAGCGGTCATTGTGACCGGCCCGGCCGGCTACGTGGTCGACCTGGCTGGCAACACTGTCGCCCAGATCGGCGACGAAGCATTTTATGGTGCCAGCAGCGTCGACATTCTCATCACCTACGCGATCTTCAACCGGCCCGGCACCAACCAGTTTTATATTTCCGGATCCAACGAGATCACCTTCGACGCGCTCGACTTTGCCAGCGCGGAAAGCAACGCCGAACCGATCGTGCGGCTGCTGGTAAATCACTCCGATATCGTGATTTTTAAGCGCACCGTTACCGAAATTTGGCGCGCCAGCGGCGATATCGACTTCCCTTTTGCACGCGACACCAACGCGGCGATCGAGCAGGGATGCGCCGCGCCCTGGTCGGCGGTCTCGATGGACAACAGCGTGTTCTGGATCGGCGCAGCGGGCGAGGGCGGCGGCATTGTCTGGCGCCTGAACGGCTACACGCCGCAGCGGGTTTCGACCGACGCCATCGAATACGCGATCGCCAGCTATGGCGATATTTCCGACGCCGTGGGCTACGCCTACCAGCAAGAGGGTCACACCTTCTACATGCTGAGCTTCCCGGGCGCTGGCGTGACCTGGTGCTATGACGCCGCCACCCAGCTATGGCATCAACGGGCCTACCTGGACCCAGACACCGGGAAGCTGGGCCGGCATCGGTCCAACTGCCACGCCTACTACGCCGGCCTGCACGTCGTCGGCGACTTCCAGACCGGCGACCTGTACGCCCTGGACCTGGACTACCACTACGACGGCAGCAACCCATTGCCGTCCATCCGCGCCGCCGCGCACATCGCCGGGCCGGATTACCAGTGGATCGTTCACAACCGGCTGCAGATCGACATGGAAGTGGGCTGGGGGCTCGAGGCCGGATTCGCCAGCGCGCCGGTCGCGCTGCTGGACTGGTCGAACGACGGCGGCCACACCTGGGGCAACCAACACCCGGCATCCATCGGCAAGCAGGGCGAATACCGGGCGCGCGTGCGCTGGAACCGCCTGGGCCGGGCGCGCGATCGCATCTACCGCCTGACCATCAGCGACCCGGTGAAGCGCGTGATCCTGGGCGCCGCCCTGAATCCGGAGGAATAATGCCGAACCCGTTAAACCTGTTCCCCGCGCGCGTGCCGATCGGCCGCGCCACCACGCCCGACGGCCGCCAGGTCGACGTGCTGATGACGATCGAGTTTGCGCGCGCACTGTCGGATCTTCTGGTGCGCGTGGGTGGCCCGACGTCGATGGACAACAGCGAACTGGCGGACCTGGCGGCCAGCGAATCCGGCGACAGCCATGTGCAGGCCCTTCGCGCCGAGCTGCAGGAGCTGCGCGCCCTGGTCCAGCAGTTCATGCCGGCCCTGACCCTGCAGCGCCAGATCGAAGCCATGCGCATCGAACTTGCATTGATCGAAGACCCGGCCGCTGCAGTGCGCTACATCCTGACCCGCTACGCCCCGCTGCTGTCGCCGAAATTCGTGGGCGTGCCACTTGCGCCGACCGCCCTGCAGGACACCAACACCGACCAGCTGGCCACCTGCAAATTTGTCTTGAGCCAGGCCGGCGACACCGCGCCGCTGATGAATGGCGCCCTGCCGGCGCCAGGCGGCAGCAAGCGCTATGCGCGCGCCGACCATGTTCACCCAAGCGACAGCAGCAAGCAAGGCGCCATTTCTGCCGCCACGGTCACCGGATCGCGCGGCGGTAACGCGGCGCTTACTTCCCTGCTGTCCGGTCTGGCTGGGCAGGGCCTGATCATCAACAACACCACCGCATAACCACAACGAAAGGCCCGTCCATGGCAATCACTCAGTACATTCCCGATCCCCAAGTACTCGGCGCCGCCGCAGCGCTGCAGGGTGTCGTCGTCCCTGCCCTTACCAGGCGCATCATCCGCGCCGCGACGGCCACCCTGCCGGCTGCAGCAGCTGCGCCGGTGGCCCTGTCGGTTTTTATGGTGCCGGCCGCTGGCAATGCTGACGCCACCACCGTGATGATCAGCGGCCGACCGATCGCCCCGGGCGAGTCTTACCCCTGCCCCGAGCTGATCGGCCAGGGCCTGGGCGCAGGCGGCAGCATGCAGGCGCTGGGTAATGGCCTGGTCTTCAAGTTCACCGCAACCGATTTCGTCTAAGGAAAACCCGATGGCTACTGCTATCCTCATGCCGCTGCCGAAGCAGCAATTTCTGTCTGCACTCGGGACGCCGCTGGTCGGCGGGAAGGTCTACACCTACGCGGCCGGCACCACGAACCCGAAGGCCACGTACACCGACGCCGCCGGCACCACGCCGCAGGAAAACCCGATCCCGCTGAACGTGCGCGGCGAACCGGCCAGCCCGATCTACTGGACCGGGAACTATCGCGTGGACGTGCGCGACTTGCTCGGCAACCTGGTCTACTCCGTCGACAACTACAACACCGACCCGAATGGCCTGCTGCAGCTGCTGACCTCGATCGGCTCGTCCCTGCTGGGCTATATCCAGGCCGGCGCCGGTGCGGTCGCCTGGTGGGTCCAGGACAAGCTGCGCGAGCGGGTCAGCGTCACCGATTTCATGTCAGCGGCGCAGCGCGCGGACGCGAAGGCCTACACGTATGGCCTGGACATGACCGACGCCTTCACCAAGGCGGTGACCTTCCTGGTCGGCCGCGGTGGTGGTTATCTGCTGGTGCCGCTGGGCGGCTACAGGGTCGACGGCAAGGCCGGCGCCGACGCCTTCAAGGATGGCATCCTGATCCCCAGCACCGGCGCCGACACGTCGACCCGCAACGGCATCATCATCCAGGGCGAGGGCGCCGGCACGATCATCCGCGGCAATTCGAACACCATGATTGTCGTGCGTAATGCGCGCCTGTTCTCGGGCGTGCGCGACCTGCAGATCGACGGCAACGGGAAGGCCGCAATTTTCGGCTATGCCGGTGTACCGGAAAGCATCGACCAGACCACGACGTTCGCCAGCCAGTCCTTCCAGACCGTCCGCGATGTGTTCATTTCGAACTGCACGCACCAGATCATGCTGCAGCCTGGTCCGACCGTGAACGGCTCCGACTCGGGCGCCTTTTACCACCTGTTCGAAAACGTCACGACCAACATCAGCGGCACCTATGACGTCTGGTTCCGCCCAGATCCGACCGGCGCCAACAACCGCACGACCCGCACCACTTTCCTAAACTGCAAATTCCTGCGCGCCACCAACTCGATCTACATTCAGGCGGCCACCGAGATCGACTTCGTTAGCTGCTGGTGGGAAATGTGGACTGGCACCATGTTGAACTACGTGCCAGACAGCGCACACTCGGCAAATATTCGCCTGATCGGCGGCTATGGTGAAAGCTCGGGCGCCGCTGTTGGTCCGATCGCGACCGCGCCAGAGCAAGTATCCCTGATCGGCTTCGGGCACAACCGGGCGCCGTCCAACTCGGAATACCAGATGCACCGCAGCCTGCCGGGCGCGGTGAATATCTCCAAGCTGGGCAACCTGGCGGCGCGCTTGACGTTCGGGTACCCGGGCTTCGTGGACTTCGTGGCCGACCCTGACGGCAACGGGCAGAAGGCGCTCGAGATCCAGACCAACGGCGTGCGCCGCGAGCGCTATGTGTACGATGGGTCGAAGATTTTTTACGGATCGCTGGGGAACATGACCACGGCCGCCACTGGCACCGGCATTGCCTTCAGCTACAACGGCAACAATGTGATCGACTCGATCGCCGGCGCCAGCTCCACCCTGTCGTTCCGGACGAATCAGCACATCTGGACGACGGCGGCCAACGTCATGATCGCCACCATGACCAGCACCGAGTTTATCCCGCGCGTGTCCAATGCGACGACGAACGGCGGGTCTGGCTTCCTGTGGTCTTCCATCTGGGCGGCGAACGGTGCGATTCAGACCTCGGACCCGCGGACGAAAAAGGACATCGCGCCGACGGCGCTGGGCATGGACTTCATCCGCCTGCTGCGCCCTGTCTCGTTCCGCTTCATCGTCGGCAGCAACAAGGTGATCGGCGCCAAGACCGTCAAGCCGGCCGTGCTGGACGAAGAGGGCCGCGAGATCGTGCCGGCTGAAGTCGAAGCGATCGTTGAACCGATCCCGGGCAAGCGCCTGCACCATGGCTTCCTGACCACCGACGTGAAGGCAGCGCTGGACCAGCTGGGCGGCGTCGACTTTGGCGGCTACGTCAAGACCGACCCAGAAGATCCGGACAGCCCCGAGGCGCTGCGCTACGACCAGTTCGTGGCACCGCTGACACTCGGCCTGCAGCAGACCGACAAGGCCCTGACCGCGGCCCTGGAAAGAATCGCCGCGCTGGAAGCACGGCTGGCCGTGTAACACCACAACCACTAAAACTAGACCCTGAAAGAACAAAAACCATGATCGAAAAAACCCCTTCCGGCGATATTCCCGCCCACCTTGCCGAGCTGTTGCCCTGGGCCTGGGTCGCCTTCGTTTCACTTCTCGGTGGCGTCGCATCGTTCCTGCAGAAGATGAAGACCGGGCATGTCCGCGCCTGGAATTTCACCGAGTTTATCGGCGAGATTGCCGCCGCCGGCCTGACCGGCATCATCACGGCGAACCTGTGCGACTCCATGGGATCGTCGGCGCCGCTGAAGTACGCCCTGGTCGGCATTTCGTCGCACATGGGCAGCAGGGCCCTGTTCAAGCTCGAGGCCCTGTTCACGGCGAAGTTCAACCTGCCGGCGGATCCAGCCCAGCCAGTGAAGGGGGAAGACAATGCCGCCTAGCGCCTTCCTTGCAATGCTGGCCAGCGCTGCGCAGGCATGCCAGCGCGCCACCGGGATCCCCGCTTCCTTCACCCTGGCGCAGGCTGCGCTGGAATCCGGCTGGGGCTCGCGCTGCCCCGGTAACAACCTGTTCGGCGTGAAGGCGGATAAATCCTGGAAGGGCCCGACCGTCGACGTGCCGACCCATGAAGTCGTGAAGGGCCAGCGCATCGCCATCACCGACAAGTTCCGCGCCTATGCCAGCTGGGCCGAGTGCATGGTCGACCATGCCAACTTCTTCAAGGCAAACCCGCGCTACGCCGCATGCTTCCGCGAGACCACCGGCGAGGGCTGGGCGCGCGCTGTGGCGGACGCCGGCTACGCGACCGACCCGAACTACGCCAAGCTGCTGATCGACGTTATGGGCAACCGTACCGGCGGCCGGAACATGGCGCAGTACGACGTGCAGCCGGCGAAGGTGCCAGCGTGAGCGCCCTGCAGCGGCTGGCGGCCGCCGTCATCCTGGTGCTGATCCTGCTGCTGGGTGGCGCCTGGTGGATCAACGACTACGGCGCCGAACAGCACGACGCCGGCTATACCGCGGCGGTGGCCGCCGGCAAAGCGCAACACGACCGCGACGCTGCGGCCGCCCTTAAAACTGAGTCGGACCTGCGCGCGCAGCTGCGGGCCAGGGATGCCGACGCCCTACGGAAGGAACAGGAATATGCTTCGAACCTTGAAAACGCTCAGCGTCGCGTGCGTTCTGGCGCTGACAGCCTGCGCTGCCCAGCCGTCGGCGCCATACCAGGCCCCACCGCGCCCGACGATCGACCCGCTGCCGGCGGATCTGACCCTGACGCCGACCGACCGCGCATTGTGCCAGAGGTTGCTTCTGATCTTCTCGGCGTCGCCTCAGACCTTGCAAGAGTCGTGCGGCAGTACGACCGGATCACCGAGCGCTTCGAAGCCTGCCGGGCCCTGAACGCGAAGTAGGGCATGCCATGGAATTCCACGCCATCACAGCACGCGGCAGCATGTTGATCGGTGAGCTGGTCGACGGCAGGCTGGTGATCCCGCCAGCGCCGCCGGCCGCAGGATCAGAAGGGCAGGCCAGCCAGCCGTGCCCGGTGGTCCCAGCCTGAACGGCGCTCACGTCCGGACCTGCGAAGCAGCAGCGCCCGGCCGAGTACCATCAGCTGAATCCACGACGGTCCGCGGCGCCGCTCGGCATCGACCCGGCGCACGTCGCAGCGCGCCAGCATCACGCGGCCATCACGACGGCGCGGCAGATCATCCTGCTGCGCCGTTTCCTTTTCCAGGGTGTCCATGTGAAATCAATGACTTGCGGCTGGTGGTAAAAAATCTATCTGCTGCCAAGACCCATTGCTTCCAATGCCTGCTGAGCATCGGCCAGCTGGCTGCGCCAGTACTCGGCAATCTCCGTATTCCCGTTCCCGCTAGTGACCAGCGCATCGATGCGTTCCCGGCTTCGAATGACCAGCAGCACCAGGCCATGGTGAATGGCTGCGATCTGGATAGGAGTTAGTGGTGTCATGTGATCAGCGCGCGCAGATGGGCGCCTATGTGGTCCAGAAGATCAGAAGCCGCTGCTGGGTCATGCGCACCAATGATGGCAAGACCCAGCAGGGCCAGAAGGATGATATCGGTCAGTCGCATGGGATCATGCTACCGACCTCAGCCGGCGGTGGATTGCGGTGGCGCAGTTATTCGACAATCTGCCAGTCTTCGGCCAGGGCGTCGCTGCAGCTGGGCGCCCAAGTGCTGACGGTGCCGTCGACACCCTTCAGGGCCAGATAGGCGTTGTACGGTACCAGCGCATCGGTGCCGAAGAATTCACGCGCGGCCGCGGTGCTGGCTGGGTAGGCGTTCGCCGGCACCAGGTACACGAACATTCCCTTGCCGTTCCAGCCTGCGCGGGCGACCTTCGCGCCCTTCTTCAGCGCCTCGATGGCCAGCCCGAACGGCAGCTCATCGCAGCGGCGATAGGCATTGTCGAACTGTTCCTTGGGCGACCAGCTGACATAGCCGGCGTGGCCCTGCACGTTCGGCTTCCCGCCGTCGGTGTATTCGACCAGATAGCCTTCGTCGTCGCCGTTCTCGTTCGATGGCAGTGGCCAGCCGCGATAGCCGTTGTATGCTGCGCGGTTCATGGCCAGGGCCAGGACGATCTTCGTGCCGATGAAGCGGTTGTTGGTGGTATTGACTTGCATGGTCTTCCTTCAGGGTGCGCGCCTCTTGGCCGGCGCGCTTGGCCGTTGTTATTCGGCGGTGGCCAGCTCGGCGAGCTTCGGCAGCGGCCCCATATACGTCAGCCCTTGCTTCACGCAATGCCGCATGAAGGCATCGTCGTGCAGTTCGCCGGGCAGCATGTTGATGCCGGTGCCGATGGTGCCGCCCTTCCAGGAGCCTTTACGCGGCCCGACTTCGCCGGAATAGTGAATATCCAGGCTGCGCTTCACCATGGGCCGATAGAACAGACTCAGCCAGCTGCACCACTTTTCCCCGCGCTTCCACTCGCGTTCCTCGATGTGCGTGGTCGCGGTGATCTCGGCGCCATCGTAGTCGATGCACAAGAACGCGACCTTGGGACATGCCTGTTCGGCCGCCCAGCGCGCATCTGACCGCTGGCCAGCAATGCGGCGCGCCGCTTCGTCGCGGCCCTTCGGCTGGTCTTTTTCCAGCTGGGTCCAGAAGTGCGCGCCGGCCGTGTCGTACAGGCTGAAGCGGACGTGGCGCCATTGCGTCCAGGGCAGGTGGGTCGCCCAGCTCTTCGTGGTGGTGCTGTCCATGGTCTGCGGTCCCTGGAACACCTGCAGGAAGCCGTCGCTGCACTGGAAGCCGTAGCAAGCATGGTGCACGTCGAAGTAACCGGCGCCGGCCTTGCTCCAATCATAGTGGGACGTGTCGACCCAGCGGCGGAAGGGCGCCAGCAGGCCCGGTGTCTCGATGATAAGCACGCCGAAATGCACGTGGATCCGCACATGCGCGGTGTCTTCCTCGTCGCCAGAATCCAGCACGATCCCCACCGGCTTCCAGCTGTCCCTGGCGGTGCTCCAGGTGAACGGGCCGAAGTGGCGATCGTTCCCACTCCACCGGCGGCGCTTTCCCTTCAGCCATGTCTTGATGCTCATTCGTTCGTGTCCCTTTCAGTGGTGCCCACCTGGTCGCGGATGGGCTGCGCGTTGTTCGTCGGCGCCGGCAGCGGCAGCACATCGGGCACTTCGCGAGCCTCGACGTCGATCACGTCGCCCTGGCGCATGCGCCGGGCAAGGTTGTCGAACTGTTCCACCTGCGCCGCGGCCTGGCGCTCGGCTTCCTGCCGCTGCAGCCGCGCTTCGGTCTCGGCCAGCGCCTGGGCGGCCAGGGCGGCGAAGTACCCGGGCATCATGGCGCCGGTTCCCGACAACGGCAGGGCGCGCGGCCCTGGTTGCTGTCGCAGGTGCAGCCCGGCGCCGTCCGCCAGATTTCCAGCAGCAGCTGGAACAGGAAAAACGGGTTCAGGTATGGGTGCATCATGCTGGGTCGCCGTCCTTCGTCGGCACCACATAGTCGCGGTAAAGGGCATCGCGCACGCCCGCCGGCGGGCTGAAGGCGACGATCTCGGCGGCGGCCCGGTTCTGGGCCTGCAGGTCGACGTGTTCGGTGCTGCCGTCGGCCTTCACAGTGAACGCGCCGGTGCCATGTATCACCGCATCCTTCAGGGCCGCTTCGACGGCATCAAGCGCAGGCGCGGCTGCGCGGTCCAAGCGTTCGATCTCGGCCAGGATCAGGGCGCCGGCCTTCACCAGCTCGCGGCGGCGGTCGCCATCCTTCGGAATGGGCCAGTCGTGCGGCACGATCGCTTCGCCGAAGGTGTCGCCGTATCCGGTTTCCGTCGCCGGCCACGCGCGCGCATCGGGCGGCAATGCGAAGAACGCAGCGTAGGCGGCAATCTCGCCGCACTTGTGTTCTTCGTCATGCTCGGGTGCATAGCCTTCCTGATCGACCTGCCGGCGGCGCTCGGCGATCACATCGCGCGCCGCTGCGCTGGGCTGGGCCGCGTGCAGCGCTTCATACTTCGCATACAGGCGCGCGACGTCGCGCAGCGGCATGGTGTCGTAATCCGGATGGATGCCGTCGCCTTCCTTCCAGTAGCCGAAGGAGGCGGTGCCGATCGCCGCCATTTGCAGGCGGTACTGTTCAATGTCGTCCAGCTTCGGCGCGGCGCCTTCCCGGTACAGGTATTCGCCGTCGCGCAGCGGCTGGTCGATGCTGTCGTAGGGGTAAAACTGTTCCCATTTGTTCGCGCCTTCGCCGCCAGTGCGGAACACGGCCGCAGGGGCATCCTTGCGACGCACGCATACGTCGACGCGCTCGAGCTGGGGCGGGTGGTTCGGCCAGGTGCTGCCCAGCGGGCCGATCACGCCCGACGTCGGGCCGGTCAGCAGCAGGGTCCATTGATCGGGGCGATCGCCCCACTGCAGCGCCACGGCAGGCCGGGCGTCATCCTTGCGGCGGTTCGGGTTCTCGTTCATGGTCTAAATCCTCATGTAGTGAACAGGGCGCGCCAGCGCTGGGCCGGCGCGCGTGATTATGGCCGAGTTACGCGGCGGCCTGCGCGTGGTGCGCCTTGATGCCGTAATAGACCGCCTTGCAGGCGCGGACGTCCACCATCGCATCGTGCGCGCCTTCCAGCTTCTGGCCGGTGAAGAACTCGTAAGCCTCGGCCAGGTTCGGCGACTTCGGTCCCTTGCGGCGTGCGGCCACCATCTTCGGCGTCGGCGGCAGGTTCAGGATCTTCACGCTGCTGCCTTGCGTGCAGTAGGCCGGCGCGCTCTTCCAGTAGTCCGCGAACGGTACCGGAGGTTCGCCGACGGTCTGCATGCTGTAGTGGCAATGGCGCATCAGCTCGATGCGCAGCATGCGCATGTCGAACGATTCGTTGTGGCCGCCGCGCTGGTCGGCGTCCTGCCACATGTCGACAAAATGCGCGATCGCCATGTCAGCGGCGACGCCTTCGGCCAGGGCGCGCTCGGTGGTGATTCCATGCAGCGCGGCCACTTCGTCGGGAATGGTCCAGCCATCGGGCAGGATGATCATGTTCATCTGCTGCAGGGTGTCGCCGGTCTCTTCGACGCACAGTTCGGCGGCCAGCTGGACCACGCGCGGCTGGTCTGGGTGCTCGCTGGGCAGGTTCCAGAGTGGCAGGCCGGTGGTCTCGGTGTCGTAGAACAGAATGGTTTTCATGCTTTGTTTCCCTGGTTGTCGTTACAAATTTGGATGACCTGCTTGCATTGCTCGATGTTGAACCAGCCGATATGGCACTGGTTGACGTCGGCAATTCCCATCTTCCCCGCCAGCCAGGCATAGACGTCGGTGCGGTCCATGCCTTGCTCTTCCCACATCGGCATCAGCAGGCCCTTCGCCTTCTTCCGGTAGTCGCGCGTTTCCTTGTTGGCCAACGTCCCCAGAGGAATATCGGTCTTCGGGTGCAGGCCTACGTAGCTGTCACACGTCGCATCCTGGCAGCGGTACAGGAAGGGCCACTGGCCGTATTCCTTGCGATACACCACGCTGTTACTCTGCATGGCCACCGGGCCGCCGCAATTCGGGCAGATCGTCGGGATCGGCAGCGGGTTCAAGACCCGCGCCACCGCTGCCTTATAGACCTTAAATTTCCTCATGCTGCCACCTGCTGCGCGGTGCCGTCGACGGTGGTGCTGGCGGTGATGCTGCCGTTCTCGACCCAGAACGCGGTGATGGTGTCGGCCAGGCCGGTCGGCATCGCCTTGAACGTGCCGAACAGCAGGGCGGTGTCGATGATGCCGTCAAAGGCCAGCACGTCCATCCAGTCCAGCAGCTGGGCGCGGCCCGGCAGGTCCAGCACGTCGACACGATCGAGCATCACCACCTTCAGGCCCGACAGCTCGGCGACCACCTGGGCCACCATGGCATCAACGCGCCATTGTTCGGACTCGCTCAGCAGCTGATACGGGCGGCCGTCGGCGGTGATGGCCATGTCGGGTTCGATCTGCGCGGCCATCCATTCGGTATCCACTGCGGCCTGCTTCAGCAGCAGATTCACCGGCGCAAGCGCCTCGAGCAGCATTTCGTTCGGGATGCCCTGTGGCGCCAGGGCGTCGGCCACCTTCGTCCATTCCTCGACGTCGACGTGGTGCGCGGCGGCTCCCCGGGTCTTTTTCTCGGCGTCGGCGCGCTTCTGCTGGGCGGCAGCAATGTCCAGGCGCTTGTTCTCGGCGGCCTGGCGGTCGGCCTTCGCGCTGGCCAGCAGCCCTTCGACCTCGGCGATCTCCGCGCTGGCGTCCAAAACCTCGGCAGCAGGCGCCAGGGCGTCGAACTGGCCCTTGGCCTGGGTGGCAGCGTCCAGGTCGCGCTGCAGGTTCTTCACGCGGTTCTGGACCACCTGCAGGCCCTTGCCATGCTCGGCCAGGGCGGCGACCGCTTCCGGATCGGGCTGGCCGGCGTCCAGGTTGCCGTGTTCCTTCGTGTAGGCCGCCAGCAGCTTCGCCTGCTGGGCTGCCTTCTCGGCGGTCTTGTCCTTCCCTGCCAGCTGCAGGGTGTCGATGAACTTGGCCATGTCATGTACCAGGCCGATGCGCACGGTGCCGCTGGCGCGCTGGCGCAGGTCTGCCACCTTCGGCTCGTACTCGGCCAGCTCGGCGCGCGCCCGGGTCAGCTGGTCGGTCAGGTCGGCCACCTTGCCGGCGCTGTCGGCCAGTCCGGCGCGGCGCTGCGCTGCCTTCTGCGCTTCCATCGCCACCGACTTGATGCGGCCCAGATTTTCATTCAGCAGCGCGATGTTCCGATCGATCCCGGCCACCTTGTCGGCCAGCTTCTGCACGTCGCCCGGCGGCAGATCCGGCACCGGCGCTTCCCAGCTCTGCGCCTTGACGGCGCCGTAGGTCTCGCCGGTCAGCTGGCGCCATGCACCCTTCGCTTCGGTCGCCTTGCTTTTGGCATGCTCGCACACGCCCGGGAACCCGGTGCGCAGCAGCGGCAGCACCGCGTCAACCTTCACTTCCTGGCATCCGCGCGCCAGCATGCGCGCCTTCACGTTGTCCGCCTTTGGCTTCAGGCCGGTCAGACCGAACAGGAAGGTGCGGCGCTCGTCGGCGGTCATCTTTGCAAAGCGCTGGCCATACAGGGCTACGCGCATCGGTTCGCTGATCTCGGGCCCGACGAATTCACCCTTGGGCATGTTGAACGCGAAGGACTGGTCGGCATCGCCGTCGATCGTGACCACGGCGCCGCCGGCCTGGTGCCCATCATTGACCAGCATGCTGAATTGCTTTTTCAGGTTCACGTCGCGCACGGTGTCCTGGGTGATGGCCATGCGCACGGCTTCCTGGATGGACGACTTGCCGGCGCGGTTGCGGCCGGCGAAAAGGGCGATCGGCGACGACAGGCGCACGTCGACGGTTTGCAGGCCCAGCACATGGTCAGCTTGAATACGGGTGATTTTCATTGTCTTGTTCTCCAATCGGTTGAGTAGCAGGACCGCACCGAGCGGCCCCGCGCATTGTTGTTATTCCAGGTTCGCGCTACCGCCGGCCGCGCGCTTCGCCCCACCGCGGCGGCCCTTCGCGATCGGCTCGACGTTGCTGGCGGCCGGCGCTTCGTCGGTCTTCAGCGGGATCGGATCAGCAGCAGGTGCTGCCGCACCTTCACCCGGCACGAACTCGGCGTCCACCACGTCGTCCTTCACTTCGCGGAAGTCGGGATCCCCTGCCGGCGTGGCCAGCGTCGCCGGCAGCGTGTCGACCACGGCACCGGGCGCACCGAACATTTCCTCGGCCTGCTGGCGCGCTGCGCTCATTGGCTGCTGGGTCTGCTGTTCCACCTGGTCGAACAGATCGCCGCTGTCTTCGTCGTCTTCGCCGCGGCACTCGAGCGTGACCGGCACCACCGTCTGCAGCAGGCTAGACAGCGCGGCGATTGCTTCAGGGTCTGGCTTCGAGAACTGCACGCGGAAATGCCAGCTGACGGTTCCGCCTTCCTTCAGCGTCAGCTTGAAATTGTTCGTCTTGCCGCCGCCCAGCACCACGTCGCCGCTATCGGTATGCAGGCGCAGCAGCGTGCGCGGAATTTCCAGCTTCCAGCCGATCGTCGGATCCAGCAGCGGGAAGCGCAGGGCCGGCAGGTGGTCGGTCTCGATCAGCTCGCGGTTATCGTCCTTCCGGTAATACGTGGCGCGCAGGTCTGGGTGCAGCTTGGCCAGCAGGTTGTTCGCGCTGTCGAATTCGAACTTCAGGTCGATCGCATTGGCATGCTCTTCGCCGTGCAGTTCGCTGCGCAGGTTCAGGTGCGCCAGTTTGCAGCGTTCTTTTTGTAGCGTGAATGTCTCGATTTTGGACATTGGTTCCCTTTCGTGGGTGGTGGTGAAAAATCGTTATTCCGGCGCGGTGCCGCGCGTGCCGCGGGTGCGCTTCGCCGGTGCTGCCGGTGCGTCCGCCTGGGTGGCCGGCGCATCCTTCGGCGTCATTTCGGCCAGGCGCTGCTTGTAGAGCGTATTCAGGGCGGCGCGCAGTTCCGTGTTCTCGACTTCGCCGACCAGCTCGTACACATCGGCCAGCTGATTCAGGTTGCTGGCGCGGTGCAGCTGGGCCATGAGGCGTTCGTACTGTTCGGATGCCTCGGGCGTGAGGGTGCCCGGCTTCGGTGCAGCGCTGGCCGTGCTGGTGGCCGCTGGCTGGGCTTCCTTGACCTCGACGGTCTCGGCTTCAGCGCGGCGCCGCTCGTTCGCCGTGGGCTTCTCTTCGGTGGCCGCCGTCGACGCTGGCGCATCGGTGCGCGGGTGCTCTTCCGGCTGGTCCTGTGCGGCGTCTTCCTCGTCCTCGATGAACACGAAATTGCCGTCGATCGTGTTTTCCACCTTGGCCGACTTGCCGGATGCGTTCGCGTTCTCGGCGGCGATCGCGTTTTCCAACTCGACCGACGTGGGCAGGTATTTGATCACCTGCAGCAGCACGACCTTGCGGCCATAGGCTTCCATGTTGTCGTCGTTCTTCACGGCGTAGTGCTTGCCGCCGACCTTGTTGTACTGGTTCAGGTGCTTGATCACCTTGGCCACGGACCAGACCACTATGTGCGGCCACTCGCTGCCCTTCACGCGCCCGATTGCGTAGTAGTGGGTAATGTCGGCGTGGTCCTCGTTGTCGCCCGGCTTGTGGGTCAGGAACGGGCTGTCGCCAAGGGCATATTCGAAGTGGTCGCCCTTGTGCACCACGCCGGTCCAGGCGCTGGCGCGGCCGGTACGGTTCACCAGGTCGATCAGGCCCTTCCAGCCAGGCACATAGGACACGTTGCCCTTGTACGCGACCAGATAGCCCTTGCCGTTCCCCAGCCCGATCCCGCTGTTGATGGCGATACTGGTGGCCACGTAAAACGATTGCGGCGTGGCGGCCTGCAGGTCTTTCGACTGCATCAGCATCACGGTCGCGGTTCGGATCTCGCGCTCCACCGTCATGTGGCCAGGGATACCGGCGCCCAGCAGATCCTTGCGCTTTTCCAGAAAATCGGTCTTCCCGGTGATCGGGTGCGCTGCACGCCGCGCCAGTTCGTTCGTGCCGGCCTTCTGGTCGGCTGTCAGGTCTTGCAGGTTTGTTGCCATGCTGCGGTTCTCCTAGTGGTGGGTCATTCGTGATAAGGGCAGGTATTCCAGCGCGAGCAGTATTTTTTGTCACATAGGACGGACTGCGGGTTCGGCGGGAACAGCCCGGCCTTGAACATCTTGGCCGCCATGCCGATCAGGCCCGGCGCCTGTTCGGTGCCGACCAGCTGGCGCTTCGCGTCGAAGACATGGCTGATGCCGACCTGTGTGGTGCTGGTGGTCTGTAGCGCCAGGATCTGCGCGCCGGCTGTCGGCTGGCCGTCGGTGTACTCGCTCAGCAGCTGATAGGTGCCCAGCTGCGCGGCGCGGCCCTTCGTGCTGACCACGCCTTCACTGATCAGGCGCCCGCCGGTCTTCAGGTCGGCGATCACCTTGCCGGCACTGGTGCGCGCCACCCGGGCCCGGTCCATGGTGCCGGTCAGGCGCACGATCACGCCGCCGCCGCAGTCGATATCGAGCGGCTTCAGGCCCATTTCCACCGACTCATAACGCATCTGCGGCGCGATCTCGGCGCAGTAGCGGGCGTGCAGGGTCAGGCCGATGCGCTCGGCATCGCGCAGCGCCAGCTTCGGGTCTTTAAAGTCGACGTTTTCGGTCGGCTCGTACAGGGTTTGCACGAACACGTCGGCCGCATCATTCGCGCTGATCGGTTCCCCGGCCAGCGCTGCCTGGTCGAAGGCCGCGGTGCTGGCGTGGATGCTGGTGCCCAGCCAGGCGCGCAGGCTGGTCGCGCGGTGCAGCTTCAGGAGCTGTTCACCTTCGAAGCGGTAGGCGCAGTCGAACAGGCCGCCGAACGAACTGGCGCGGATGGTGTAGGTCTCGTTCATGCGGTGCCCCTGGTCGCCTTGTCCATCGCTTCCTTGCCGGCGACGATGGCGGGCCAGTGGACGCACTTCGTCGGCATGAACTTCGGGTCGACCTCGATCAGGCGAGCCATCATCCAGTCCAGCGCCTTGTGTTCACCCTGCAGGGCGGCCAGCATATCCTTGTGCTCTTCCAGCACCTGCTGCAGGTCCAGCACCCACTGCGGGAAGACCGGCTCGCCAGTAGCGATATCGGTGCGGTATTGGTCCAGCGCCTGCTGCGCCAGCGCGGCCAGGGTTTGCGTGCGGTTGTTCGCCATGGTTATCCAATCCTCGGGTCGAAGGGTGCGCCGGCCAAGGTGCAGAGCAGTTCGGCCACGCCCAGCGCGATGAATATGGCGCCTATGAAGATCACGATGAAGCCGATCGGGTGGTCGACCATGCGCACGAATAGGCCGGGCTCGCGTTCCTGCTGGCGCAGGCGCTGCAGGGTGCGTTCGATCTCTTCGTCTTCGGTCAGGGTGGCCGGCAGCAGGAAGGAAAGCAGGCGGCGGATCACGCTGCACGCTCCGCAACCATCGCGTCGGCGTACTCGCCGCGCAGAAGCGCCAGCGTCGCCACAATGTCCTGAATGGTCGGCTGGCGGCTTCCGCTGCCGTGCATCTTGTGCCACTGGTTGCGCGCGTCCGCCAGGTCGATCGGAGCATGCGCGGCGAAGTAATCACGCAAGCTCATTCCGTTGTGCGGGATCTTCACCGCCTGGGCCTGCGCTGCCAGTTCAACCGGCACCACCAGACCCTGCTGCACACCCGCGAAAGCCGGGCCGCCGTCGATGCGCTTCATTGGACGCCACCGTTCGGCAGCTGGTTGATCGTGCCGTTGTCCAGGCGCGCCGCCAGGTCCAGCAGCATCAGCGCGCTGGCCAGATTCATCAGCCGTTCGCGGCGGATATGGGTTGCTTGAAGCGTGAGCAAGGCATCGCCTGCCGCCGCGTTTTGTGCGGTTTGTTCCATCTAGTCCCCTGTTTTGTTGCCGAGGAAGCGCCCCACGCGCTGCCTACAGACAACATCTTATAGACATTGTTTGTTGTGCGTCAATAACATTTTATGTCGTCAATGAAAATGTTTGTGTTGCATCAGGAAACTTGTTTGCGGTAAGCTCTGTTGCGGCAAAGCCATAAAAACCACCAAAACATGAGGTAAATCAATGCGTACAACCTACGAACGAACCCCACACCCATTATTCGATGCTCTGCTGGAAGAAATGCGCAGGCGCAACGGTGATGCTGTGCGTAACAATGACGCGGCCCTGTGCCGGATGCTGAACGTCCTGCCGCCGACACTCAGCAAAATGCGCAAGGGGAAACTGCCGGTCAGCGACACGGTGCGCGTGCGCATCCAGCGCGCCTTCGACTGGAAGCTGAAGCAGGTCGACCAGCTGGCGCCGCCAGTGGCAGCCGAGGAAGGGCAGGCCCACTAAATGGAAATCGTCCTGGTCAAGCAAACCGACGCCCAGCTGTCCGACGAGGACAAGGCCGGCGTGCGCCGCTTCCTGATGGAGCACTTTTCAGGCGCCACGGACAAAGACACCCGGGCCTGGAATAACTTCATTCGCGCCATGGATGCCGCCGGCAGCGGCGAGTACTTCACCTTCAAGATCGAGCGCCGCCGCCAGGGCTGGTATCACCGGAAGCACATGGCCACGATCTCGGCCGTGTTCAAGGCGCAGGAACGCATCGCCGACTTCGAAGCCTTCCGCCTCTGGCTGAAGATCGGCAGCGGCTTCGTGACCTGGATGACTGGCCCGAAGGGCGGCGTGGTGCCGGTGCCGAAGTCGATCAGTTACAGCAGCTGCAGCGAAGAGGAAATGCGCGAGTTTCACGACAACGCCGTGGCCTTCCTGATCACTGAACACGCCTGCACCTACCTGTGGCCGAAGGCCGACCGGCTGACTGCCCAGCAGGGCATGGACGCCATTTTGTCGAAGTTCGAAAAGGATCAATTCTGATGAAGCGCGAACCTATAACGCAGCAGCTGGAAGCCGTCGATATCGTCGGCAAGATCCGCGACCTGGTGGCACGCGGCGCCCTGTTTGTCGAGAACCATAGCGGCGGCAAAGACAGCCAGGCGATGCACCTGCTGCTGCGCGCCCTGGTGCCAAAAGAACAGCGCGTAGTGGTGCACGCTGACCTGGGCCGGGTGGAATGGGCCGGCGCCCTGGACCACATCAGGGCCACGATCGACGGCGTGCCGATCCATCTCTGCAAGTCGCGCCGCGACCTGCTGCAGGTGGCCGAAGAGCGCGGCATGTTCCCGGCGCCGGCTAATCGCTGGTGCACATCGGATCTGAAGCGCGGCCCGATCGAGAAGGTGGTCCGCCACCTGACCTATGCACGCAAGGCCGCCGGCCATCCTGCCTGGCACCTGGTTGTGAACTGTGAAGGCCTGCGCGCTGACGAATCGACCAAGCGGAAGAAAATGGCGCCCTTCGCCTTCAATGAGCGCAACAGCAAGGCCGGCCGCGAGTGGTACGACCTGCTGCCGGTGCATGGACTGACCGAGCGCCAGGTGTTCGACATGATCGCCGCAGCTGGCCAGCAGCCGCACGTCGTCTACAGCAAGGGCATGCCGCGCTTTTCGTGCGTGTTCTGCATTTATGCCGATGACCACACCCTGACCACGGCCGCACGCCTGGTGCGTGACCACCCTGAACTGGTGAACGACCCGAACGTGTACCGCAACTATGTCGCGCTCGAGCGATCGACCGGCCAAGTGATGATGATGCCGAAGAACGGTATCAAGCGCACCCTGGAAGAGATCACCGGAGTGGCAGCATGAAGCGCGGCGGCCCGCTCAAGCGCACGACCCAGCTGCGCAACAAGACCCCGATGCAGCGCACCGGCACGCTGCGCACCGCCAGCGTGACGAAAACGAACCGCCTGATGACCACCGGCGAAGTCGATGCCGAGCTGGCGAAGGTCGCACGGAAAATTAACCGGGCGCTGAAGGCATCCCGCCCTAAGATGACGCCGATTCGCCGATCGGCCAGGGGCGAGGCCTGCACCATGCTGATCCCGGGCATCTGCACCGGCGACACCGCGACGACGGTGCTGTGCCATTCGAACCGCCTGGCCGATGGGAAGGGCCTGGGCCTGAAGGCCCCAGACACTGAAGCCTGCTACGGCTGCAGCGCCTGCCACGATGTTCTGGACGGTCGCCGTCCGCTGCCCAGCTGGCTGACCCGCGCCCAGCTCGAGCAGGCTTTCGATCGCGCGCGGGCGACTACACAAAAAAAACTGAAAGAGAAGGGATTGATGACATGAACAAGAATGTGATCCTGGTGCTGGACTATCCGGTGTCGGCCAACGTGTATTGGCGCACGCGCGTGGTGCCGGCGGCGCCAGGCCGGCCAGCCATGGCAATGACCTACGTTTCACCAGAGGCGAAGCAATACCAGAAGAAGGTGCTGGCCGCTGCGCGCGCTGCCGGCGTCGCCGCGCCAATGGAAGGCCGGATCCAGATCGACGTGCGCCTGTACCCGAACCGGCCGCAGGACTGGCAGACCCGCCAGCGCAAGCTGGGCGCCACCTGGGACGACGGCGTGCGCTGCATTGACCTGGACAACGCGAACAAGGTGCTGCTGGATTCGCTGAAGGGCGTCGTGTTCGTGGATGACAACTGGCAGGTGCGTCGCATGATCGCCGAGCGCATGGAGCCCGACGAGCATGGCGCCCGGGTGGTGGTGCGCGTGCTGGCGCTGGAAGTCGAGCAGCCGCAGCTGGCGCTGCTGGCCGAGGAAGCCGCGGCATGAAGACTGTCACCATCGGGCCCGCCACCCTGTACTGCGGCGACGCCCTGGAAATCCTGCCGACCCTGCCGAAGGTCGACGCAGTCATCACCGACCCGCCCTACGGCGTGCTGGATGAAGAATGGGATGCCATGTCATTCCGCGAGCTGGCGCGCTTCACCATGGGCTGGGTCTCGCAGGTGCGCACGAAGTCTGACGTGCTGGTGTCGTTCTTCGCCGTCGACACCCGGGCCGCCCTGGACCCGCTGCTGCAGATGGTCTATGAGGACGTGCGCCAGCTGGTCTGGAACAAGGGCGGCGGCCGCGTCGCCGACGGTGGCCTGTTCTACTCGTTCGAACCGATCTACATGTGCCAGCCGCGCACGACATGGGAAGTGGTCGAGCCGAAAACGCTGGCGGTCGCCCAGCTGATCGCCAGCGCCCGCGATTGCGCCGGGCTGTCGCGTGGCGCCGTCGACATGCAGGTGCGCGGGAAGAAAACCGGCCTGTGCTACCGCTGGGAAGAGGCGGCATGCCTGCCAACGCTCGAGCAGGCGCACAAGCTGCGCCAGATCCTGCCGCTGGGCGTCGACTTCGACCAGGCCTACGCCGCCGCGCTGCTGGCGCGCGACCAGGTGACGGCCAGCGCCCGCGCCAAAACGTCGGAGAACGCTGCGCGCGCCCTGGACGTGTTCACCTACCCGCCGACGCAGGGCGGACCCGGCCGCCACCCTACCGAGAAGCCGCTGGCGCTGATGGGCGACCTGGTGCAGGTGGTCACCGACCCGGGCCAGGTGGTTCTGGATCCGTTCATGGGCAGCGGCACCACCGGCGTCGCATGCGTCCAGCTGGGCCGCCCGTTCGTCGGCATCGAGCGCGACCCGGGCCACTTCGAAACCGCGTGCAGGCGCATCGAACAAGCGGTGGCGCAGGGCCAGCTGTTCGCGCCCGTACAGAACAAACACATTCAGGAAGCGCTGCTATGAGCAAACCGAAGAAGAAACGCGACAAGTCCTACCGCCCGAAGCTGGTGGTGACGCCGCTGGGCCTACACGACCGGCAGAAGATGGAATTCCCGGGTTATTCCGCATCGCTGGCGCTGGGCCAGTCGCACCTGGAAGAGCAGCACATTTATGACCTGCTGAGCAATGCCGACATGACGCGGCGGCTGGCGCCAGATGGCCACCCTGTTCTGCCGATCGCGCAGGCTATGGTGGAAGCGGTGCGCGACATTCAGGTGCGGGCGCAGGAGATCGGCAAGCACGTCGTAAAGGGCGACGAACTGCGGATCCTGCGCGAGGGTGTCGGGAAAACGATGGACTTCCTGCGCACGGTGCCGGCCGTGAAGGTCGCCAGGGTGGCGCAGGACGCGGTGGACGAATTTAACCGCACCGGCGCGCTGAAGGTGTAGGGATGGAAGGACAACTGGAAAAGCTGGGGGAAAACATGGCAGGTGAATGGATCAAAGTGCGCACGAACCTGTGGGATGACCCGCGGGTGTCGCAACTGTGCGACCTGACAAGCTCGATCGAGGCCACGGTGGTCGGCGGCCTGTATTGGCTCTGGTCGACGGCGGACGAGCACACCGAAACGGGGCTGATGCCCGGCATGAGTGCCGCGGCGATCGACCGCAAGACCGGCATCAGGGGATTCGGTGCGGCCCTGGTGTCGATCGGCTGGCTGCGCGAAACGCCCGAGGGCGTGATCATCGAGCGCTTCGAAGAGCACAACGGCAAGTCAGCCAAAACCCGCGCACAGACCGCGAAACGGGTGGCAAACCACGCCGCAAAGGAAGGTGCTAACGCAGACAGCGTTAGTGATGCGTTAGCTAGAGAAGAGAAGAGAAGAGAAGAGATAGATAAATCCACTGATAGTGGTACTAAAAAGGGTAAGAGCGCAGCGCGCGGCACGCGCTTGCCCACCGACTGGAAGCCGTCACCCGAGGACGTCGCTTATTGCAAGACCGAACGGCCCGACCTGCTGCCGTCCCTGGTCGCCCAGAACTTCTTCGACTACTGGACCGCCAAGTCGGGACAGGCCGCCACGAAGGTCGACTGGTCGGCAACCTGGCGCAGCTGGGTGCGTAAGGAACGCACCGAGAACGCACCGCGCCCCCCGGCTGTCGGTGGCAACGTGGTCGGCTTCCCGGGTGGCCCGCGTGCGCCGGTGGCCAGCCAGGCGCAGGCCAACACCGACGAGGCGAAGCGCCTGCTGGGCTTCGATGACAACGAAGGGGCGGCTCATGAGGCGTGAAGACTTTGACGAATTCGCGCAGCTGCTGGACGCTGCCTTCGACATTCTCGGGAAGACCCCGGCGGCCAAGCTGGTCAGCCCGACCGCCAAGGCGCTGTTCTTCCAGGCGCTGGCCGAGTATCCGCTGCCGCAGGTGCGCGCGGCGATCGGCGCCCACATCAAGCGCGGGAAGTTCACGCCGACACCTGCCGACATTGTGGAACACGTCGAGGCCAGCACGAACGGCGACGGCCGCCCTGGTCCGGAAGAGGCCTGGGCGATCGCTCTGGCCAGCCAGGACGAGCGGGAAACCGTCGTCTGGACTGCCGAGACAGCGGAAGCGCTACGCATCGCCCGCCCGGTTCTGGAATCATCTGGTGCGATCTCTGGCCGCAAGACCTTCCTGGAAGCCTACACCCGCCTGGTGAACGTGGCCCGGTCTGCGAAGGTGTCGGTTCGGTGGTCCGTCCACATGGGCTGGGACAGCACCAGCCACGCGCAGGCGCTGCACAAGGCCATCCAGCAGGGGCTGCTGCCGGCGCCAGCACCAGACAGCGCGCAGGGGCTGCTGCTGGCGCATGCTGCGGACCTGGGCCAGCTGCCGCTGACTGAGAACGAAAGCGCGGTGCCGCAGCTGGAAGGTCCGGAAGGTGAAAAGGTGCCAGAACTGGCACTTTCCGGTGGCCCGAAGGACCAGCTGGCGAAGGTGAAGCAGATGCTGGCCGACAGCACTGCCGAGCGCGAACGCCGGCTGCAGGCCAAGGTGGACCAGCGCAACGAGACCGAGGCCGAGTTCAAGCGCAACACCGCCGAGCGCGTGCGCCAGTACCAGAAGTTCGTGAAGCTGGCCGACCAGGTACAGGTGCATCGCACCGAGGGCGAGCGCATCGAGCAGGCGGGCCAGCCGTGAAGCAGCACCACCGCGCCAAGCTGACCGCCGACCAGGTGCGCCAGATGCGCGCCGCCCACGTCCCCGGCAAGGTCGGATATGAAACCCTGGCCGCCCAGTTCGGCTGTGGCGTGTCGACCGCCCGCGATATCTGCACCTACCGGACCCGCTGGGACGTTCCCATTGATCCGCCGGAATTTGTTGACAAGAGGGAATAGTCCGCCGTACATTGGACACGTCGCCGGTCCCCAGCTCTGTCGACTGTCTCCAATCCCCACCCTTCGGGCCGCCCTTGCGAAAGCATCGGCGGCCCTTTCTCTTCCGGCGCAGCCGATCGCCGCATCTGCATAAATTCCCATTTTTCCGCATAAATTCCCGCCGCGTGGTGCTTTTCGGGCCTGTTTTTGCGGTAAACACGCTCATCCGTTGACTTTTGTTCCTTCTGGAAATACATTCCACCGGGAATCACGAACAGGGGAATGACATGGGGCGCAAGACAACGTACACGGAAAAAGCAGCGGGCGAGATCTGCCGCCGCATTGCTGAAGGTGAACCACTGCGCCAGATCTGCCGTGATGACCACATGCCCGCATGGCAAACCGTGTATGGGTGGATCGAGGCCCACGCCACGTTTGCCGAACGCATCGCGCGTGCGCGTGAGCTGGGCTTCGACGCCATCGCCGAAGAGGCGCTCGAGATCGCCGACACACCGCAGATCGGCGAGACCGAGGAAACCAGCGAGGATGGCAAAAAGGTCAAGCGCGAGGACATGCTGGGCCACCGGAAGCTGCAGGTAGAGACCCGGCTAAAACTGCTGTCCAAGTGGGCGCCGAAGAAGTACGGCGAGTCGATACGCCAGGAGCTGACCGGCGCGAACGGCGGCCCGATCCAGATGCAATTTAGTGCGACGGACGCCGACCTGTGACCGTGACCGGCTTCAAACCGACGCCGCGGCAGCTGCTGGCGCAGCAGATTCTGGCCAGCGCATGCACCTGGATCATGCTGTTTGGTGGTGGCCGGTCGGGCAAGACCTTCCTGATCGTCCGGAACATCGTGCTGCGCGCGCTGAAGGCGCCAGGCTCGCGCCACCTGATCGTGCGGTGGCGCTTCAACCACCTGAAGGCGTCGATCATGCGCGATACCTTCCCGAAGGTGATGCGGGTTTGCTACCCCGACCTGGTGAAGGGCGACGGATGGGATATCAACATGTCCGAGGGCTTCGCCAAGATCCGCACCGGCGTCGATGACAAGGGCCAGCCGATCTTCAGCGAGATCTGGTTCCTGGGCCTGGACGACAAGGACCGCATGGAGAAGGTGCTGGGCATGGAGTTCGCGACCATCTACGTGAACGAGGCCAGCCAGATCCAGTGGGAAGGCGTGCAGCTGCTGCTGACCCGCCTGGCGCAGCGCTGTATGCAGATCATCAACGGCGTGGCCCAGCCCCTGAAGCTGCGGTACCTGTTCGACTGCAACCCGCCCAGCAAGATGCATTGGACCTTCAAGGTCTTCAAGCAGAAGCTGGACCCCGAAACGAAGCAGCCGCTGGCCAATCCGGAGAACTACGACAGCTTCCAGATGAACCCGCGCGACAACGAGGCCAATCTGTCGCCGGAATACCTGGCCACCCTGTCTGGCCTGTCCGAGCGCATGCGGCGCCGCTTCGAACGCGGCGAGTTCGCCGAGGCCACGCCCAACGCCCTGTTCGATGAAGCGATGGTCGACCGCTGGCGCGCTGCCCCCGAGGACGTGCCCGCCCTGGTGCGCGTGGTAGTGACGGTCGACCCAAGTGGCGCCAGCGACGACGCGCAGAACGCCGATAACGACGAAGTGGGCATCACCGTCGAAGGCCTGGGCGTGGATGGCAATGCGTACCTGCTGGAAGACCTGACCGTGAAGGCCGGGCCGACGATCTGGGGCGGCGTCGCCGTCCAGGCATACCAGCGGCACAGCGCCGACGCCATCGTGGGCGAGTCGAACTTCGGCGGCGGCATGGTGAAGTTCGTGGTGCAGGCTGCGGCCGCGAAGCTGGGCATGCGCGTGAACTTCAAGATGGTCACCGCCAGCCGCGGCAAGGTGCAGCGCGCCGAGCCCTTCAGCGTCCTGTACGAGCAGGGCAAGGTGCGCCACGTCGGCCT